TTCAGATACGTCAACAGCGAAGGTAACACTGTGATAGAAGATACGAAGGGAATTGAAACGCCTATGTTTAGACTGAAGAAAAAACTAGTAGAGGCGTTATACCCAGACACAGAAATACTTGTAATAAAAAAACCGAAAGCTTAGTAACTTCCTCATTCTTTCTCAACCTTCTTAACTGTTCCATCAAACTTATTTTTTATCCCATCTATAGCTTTGATAAATCCTATTGGATCGCCTGTGTTAAATACTTCTATAAGTTCTTTGCTGGAGTAATAGTTCTTTCCTCTACAGTTTGAGTTCTCTTCTACGTTATAGAATTGAACATCACCCTTTTGATATAAAACTTTATCATCATCTACTTCCATAACATGAGCATCAATTAACTCTGGTATGTAGTTGTGATTCTTACATCCCATGGTTTGTCTTTTCTCTGGTATATGCTTTTCGTGCTTCTTACAAAACCAGGCTCCGTTAGATTTTTCTAAATCAACTTTGGCAAACCTGCATGATCTACAATGTATATTCTCTGGCAATGTCCTACCCAAGTAAGCAGACTGTTGTGCTGGAGACATAAAGCTTCTGATACGGTAATCCGTTTCCGGGATGTAATTATCAGGTGGAGCTTCTGCCAGTAAAATATTCTTTGCTTTTTCCATCAAAGAATCGAAGGCGATTTTATCAAACTCAATTATCTCTGTATATAAGTCTGAGTTATTTTTGTTATAAACAATAGCAATACAGTGTTTAAAATTAAATAAGCCCATGTAAAGATGCACTTGAGCAGCATACTCTTCGGACCACTCGCAATAACTACCAAGATCTTTTAAGTTTTTAAATCTGTTATCGTTAGCTGTTTTGAATTCTAATAAGTATGGGTGCTTCTTATCTAGGCCTGGCAAGTTCCTAGCCACACCGTCAATGTGTCCTTTGACATGGCCACCCAATGCTTTGGTTTCAAACTGCCTACCCCTTTCATCAACATCAAAGATCCCGGCGTTAGGTATTTGTCTAAGCTTGGCTATCAAATGATCTTCAACCACATTACCTAGATCAAGCAAGCGCAATACTCTTGGCTCCATATCATCTGGCATTAACCATCTCCAGCGCATCCACAATAAACGCTTATTAGGATTTCCTATCTGACTGATCCCTAAATAAAAACGCTGATGCCTTTCTTGGTTTCTTTCTACATCGTCTAGTAAATGGTTGATGTCGTTCATAATAATATTTCCTTATCTTCTTTTGTTTTAATTCCTATGACGTTCTCATACTTGCCTTGTTTTTGCACAAGTATTTCAGAGACTGTATCAAATGCTCCGTTGTTGATTAGTTCTGCTGCCATCCATGGTTGCGTAGGTGATCCCCATTTAGTAGTAATCTTTTTCCATTTATTAACTGCCATGTTATGTGCTTTGGGATGACCAAACATCAATGGCATTTTCTTTGGAAAGAATTCATCTTTAACTGTAAAAATAACTTGACAATACTCATTGCCATTCTGTGACTTAGATACTGTAGCGTAGATATCAGTGACTTGTTTGTTCTTTGGCATAGCTGCCATTCTTTCGTCAGATAACACAGCTTGTCTATCTGCTTTGATTCGCTTGGCTGCTTCCTTTTCTTTCTTAGTCCATAAAGCTTTGAATTGTGTAGCTTCAAATACTTGACCGCATTCAATACATGCTTTAGCAGATCGTGAATTAATACTGTTACAGTTAGAGCAGATCTTTGGTTTGTATCTTCCGGGAAGCTCCTCGCCAGGTTGTACTTCATCTAGACAGCCATGACGAGCAATGTTCTCACCGTAATCTAGGAGCAAACAATTTTCTTTGTCATCATGAAGTCTCATGCCACGGCCGCACATTTGCACGTAGAGTCCAATGCTTTGTGTTGGGCGGAGTAATGCTATACAATCTGTCCTCGGTGCGTCCCAGCCTTCAGTGAGTACACCCACATTACAGATTGCGTGTAGCTTGCCTGACTCAAAGTCGGCAAGTATTTGATCTCGCTGTTGGCTGGGCGTTTCCCCAGTGACACAAGCAGCACTGATATTGTACTGTTTCAAATACTGAGTCATCTTTTCAGCATGCAACACAGATACACAGAAAAACACAGTAGCTGTTCTTCCTTTAGTATACGCATTATCTATCCAATCGTTAAGCACTTCTATAATAGTAGTGTCAACCATTGCAACTTCTTCTAATTCTTTCTCCCTGAAATCACCACCTTTAAACTTAACACTTACAGAACTTGCATCAATAATGGCATCATCATTCACAGCAAACGCAGATAATCTACAAAGATACCCAGCTTGGATCAGCTCCGGGATAGTTGCACTGTAAGCTATGTCTTTAAAGAAATGATCTTTCCTATTGCCATATATGTATCCCTGCCCCATACGATACGGTGTTGCAGTACAACCCATAACTTTCATAGGCTTTCTTTCTTGCAAGGTATCAATGATCTTCTTGTATCTGGTAAAAGAACTAGGAGGTACGTTGTGAGCTTCGTCTACAATCATGTAATCAAATGCTCCAACTTTTTCTAAGCGTTTAGCTGAGGCGATCGTATCACGGCTAGCGATAAGTATCTGAGCATTATGCTGAAACCTTTTCATGCCAGCAGCTAACACCCCGGTAGGAGCTTCAGGCCATACTGTCTTGAGTTTCTTTTCTGCTTGAGATACTAATTCTTTTCTATGAGCCATGACCAAGAACCTAGCGGTTGGATCTTTGGCTAATACTTCTTTGATGAAATGAGAAAAGACAATCGTCTTTCCTGCTGCAGTAGGCAGTACTATTAATGCATGGTCTTCTATTGGCCTGGTTTCAAACCAATGGTGAAGAGCATCAATAGCGTTGCGTTGGTAATATCTTAGCTTCAATGAACTGTAGTCTTTTGTACATCACTGTGCGACAAAAGCCTAGCCAACTCATCTGATTCAAAAGATTCTAAGTTATCGTAGACTACCGTTGTAAGCAACTGCATCGCATCGTGTGGCGTATGTGAATATTTAAATGCTAAATCAACAGCGAACCTAGTAAGAGTTACGACTGCTGCACGTGTATCCAAATCCCTTCTGGACCAATCATCTATACAATACTGCATGTCTTCCATGACAGTTTCACAGGTTGTTTTATCTAAAAAGTTTAGGGAATTTTCTTTGTCTTTCATCGGTTATATCTACGTTTAATAAAGTTAGTTTAGCATCTTTTACTGTCTTATCGACTGCTGTAGGCAAACTATCAAAACTAGTTGCTAACGAATCAAGCAAAGACTCCATTACATTGATGAGGGCTTTCGCCTCTCTTTTATCTATTGACATATCTTTTCTCCAAAAAATGCCAGAGGTGTTACAGCATAGGCTTTCAATGAGGGGTGAAAAAGAACACCTCTGGGCTTGTCATGTTATATAATTATCTAAGTTATAAGTTTTTGAATTACCTTGGGCTTTCAAATAACCTATAACATAATCTTTTACAAAGCGAGGAGTAGCCAAAGCGTATCCCAGGCCACGCATTTTACTGGCTACTCGCTCGGAAAGTTCATCAACAGAATTAAACTGATTTTTATTTTCTTCTGTTAATCTCTCTAACTCTGCGATGAACATTAGTTTTCCTCTCTCCCTGAAATGATTTCTGTTATTTCAGTTCTAAGGTTATCTGCCATCCTATCAATGATATCTACGATACCTTGCTTAATAGTTTGGTGGATCTCAAGACAAACAATTTCACCTTTAATATCACCCTGCAATCTAGAGATTGTTTTATCAAGGTGTTGGTAGTTGTATTGTTCAGCTTGCATTATTTATCCCAATCAAAAGGATCATCGTCAGATGATGAAGCTGTAGATGGGGAAGGGGAAGACGCTGCAGACACACTACCGCCAGCTAAAAACTTAGCGATAACGTTCTTGTCCTCCCACTTCGTACCATCGCCCTTATCTCTGCCTTCCTCAACTCTGAGGTTAGCATTGAAGGGCACATTCATCATGCTTTCAAGATCCTCTAAACCGAAAGCTTCTAAGTCCGGGTTCATGCCCATGGCCTTTCTCCAGTTTCTCAGCTTTCCTTTAGAGACATTTAGACCATTGCCTTCAAGCATAAAGTTCTCCCAAACTTTTCTACCTGCATACTTTGGTCCAACAACTTCGTAAGTGACACTTAGCATTTTGTGTCCTGTTGTTTTAGAGTTTTTAGATTCCCATCCAGAGGCAACCATTTCATAGTCACCGGCTGGCATAGGTCCATAATCGGAATCGTTTTCTTCGACTTCCGTTAAATTCAGATTAAATAAATCATCAGACATTATCTTTCTCCTTTAGTTTAGATTTAATAGATTCTTTGAAAGCAGTCATGAATGCATTCCAGTCAAGTTCCAAAGGCGCATTGCCTAAGTCAACTCGGCTCTTTGCATCAAAAGCTGCACTGAATTTATGAAACAACTTACGCTTGCCATAAGACACACCTCTAGTTGTTTCATTAAAACCCTGTCCACTAGTACGAGTTGATACCTCGTAGTTCGCAAACAAGTTAAAGTCTACCCATTCTTTTATCATGGATGATATCTTCTTGTGTAGACTCATCTCCCAACGATCGTAGGGCTCACGCTCTGGATCATTAAAAGTTCGTATAGCAACATGAGATAGCAAGATCACATTGATCTTCTTCTCGTTTAGCAAATCAAATATTTGTAGCAGTCTATGAAATAACTCAGCTGATTCTGTGTAGCCTTTACCAAATCCTAAAGCTTCTATAGATTTAATAGAGTGTATTTCACATACTTTCTTTTGAACTAATTTCTCTGCCCAATCTGTGGTGTCCAAGACTACAGTTTTGTAATCGTGTTTCTCCTGGCACAAAGCTTGCAACTGTTTAACAATGTCATCGTAGCTTTTACACAATGGTAAAGAGTTAGTATCAATAAAGTTTGTACCCTCTTCTGTCTTTATAAAGATAGGCTTAGGTGCATTAGATGCAAAAGTAGATTTACCTATGCCATCAGTCCCGGCAATATTAAGTTTTAATGCTGGAACTTTTATTCCTGTTGTTACTGATTCCAATATGCTCACTCCTCTTCTCCTGTTTTGAGTGGATCAATAAAAGATATGTAAGGTCTTTCATTAATCTTAGTTACCAATCCTCTTTCAATAACTTCCCATGTATTTGGATCGTTATCTTTTAATTTCTTTGAGGCTCTTGTGTCTTCAACAAACGTTGACTTGAATGGAAAGTTTCCAATGTCATCTCTAATACCTTTTAAATATTCCTGATCCCAAGTTCTGGTAACTTTATATTGGACTCTAATATCTTTTGGTATCAATCCGTTTAGTTGTATTCTTTTTGATCCACCGCTATTAGATAGTAGCTGAACTTGTTCAACGATATCTGGATGGTTGCTGATTGCAAAGTCAATAGTCTTTGCTTTCTCTCTTAGTTCTTCTTGTTCTTTAAGATTACTTCTTTTTAATTTAAGAAGATCCTCTAAAGGCCAGGATGAATAGTTTGTTTTGTCTTCCATAAATAGTTCCTTTTAAAAACACACAATATGAATTCTAATCATTCCAAAAACTTTGTCAACAATTTTCTTTACTTTTTGTATTATGTAATTTAGTATTGCTTTTGATGTGCTCTGTGCGCTGTTTCTTTATCAGCGTCCTCCTTACTTCGCAGGGCACATCACTTAAAGGAGAGACATGGAATTAAAAGATTATATAAACAAGCGAGGTGAGGAGAACCTTGCTAAAGATTTAAAAGTATCGGTTGCAACTATTAGATCTTGGAAGTACAACACCCGGCAACCCTCAGTCAATCAAGCAAAGAAATTAATTCAGATGACCAACCATGCATTGGATTGGGAAAGTATCTATGGACCAGTAGAGAAATAGATGGGCATAGAATTTAACGCTGATAGAACTGGAGCAGATATACAAGACAATCTTCGCAAGGAGATGTTGGTTTCTTTTTATGAGCATAACTTTCATCTCATACCTTGTGGTGCTAAGACAGATAACATTCCAGATTATTTTAGAAACAGACACAGTGGTGAGACCGAAGAAGTTTTAGCCAAGCGTTGGTCTAAGACTCCAAGAGTAAAGTGGGCTGACTATATAACTAAACAACCAACCCTTGCAGAGATCAAAGAGTGGTACAAAAGATTTCCTAATTGTAATTGGGCAGCTATCACTGGCATTAACTTTGTAGTACTAGATGCAGACACTCAAGAAGCTTGTGACTTTGTAGAATCTGGACAAGTCACTAGAACATTTTTAAAACAACGAACACCTCGTGGTGGCTATCATTATTTTTATAGCATCAATCCAAAATTAAAAGTCCGAAACACCACAGGTAGATTAGATGTGAGAGGCGATGGCGGTTATGTCATGGTCTCTCCGTCTGATCGTTATCAGTTTGAAATCGTGGATGGCGTTCTTGTTGATGATATACACGACCTTCCCTCCTTAGAAAGTAAAGACTTGAATGCTATCTACGATTTCAATAACTCAGCACGCACAGACTCTGAAAGAAAAACACCGCTAACAACAGATGGTGTAGAGAGTGGCATGCGTAACGATACGCTAGCAAGACTGGTAGGCAAATGGATACTAGAAGGTTGGGGTATGCGTGAAGTCATACTCAAGTCATTGGATTGGAACCAAGACAACACTCCTCCTATGAGTGTGCAAGAAGTATTGCAAACCGTAAACAGTATTTGCACTGGGCACTTGAAGAGAAATCCAGAAGACGAAGCAGGGATATTAAATTGGAAGACAAGTCAATGGCAGATACAACTCGCTGATGAACTGAAAGAGATTAACGAAGATGCTCCACAAGAAAGAGTAAGCACAGTTGAAAGAGATCCACTTGGACTCAAAAGTTTTGCAGATCCTTTTTGGGATGGCATGGATTCATCTCGCATCGAACAGTTTTGGGGAGATGCATTTGTCTTTCAACAATCAAGAGTGTTGCTCTTGGGTAAACCAAAGATTGGTAAGTCTCATTGGCTCGGAGCGTTCGCTGCTAGTGCAACTACAGGCACAGAGTTTATGAACAAACAATTCAGTAGGCCATTAAAAGTCATGTGGCTACAAGCAGAGATCATTCATGAATTCTTAAAGCAAAGGATTGATATGTATTATCAACCGTTCATGCACGACAGAGAGTTGATGGAGATAGGCAAGGCAAACTTGATTGCTTCTGGGAGGTTACGCAAGAACCTCATGAAAGACAAAGACATAGATGCTATTGCAGAAAGTATTGATTATCACAGACCTGACATTGTTATGATCGACCCTATCATTAACTTCTTTGATGGAGAGGAGAACTCTAACTCAGAGATACATCAAATGCTTTCTCGTGTAGATAAACTAATAGAACTATTTAATGTAGCTGTCATCATTGCTCACCATACAGGTAAAGAAAGAGCAGACGACTTGTCGTTTATGTCAGCTCGTGGCGGTTCTGCTTTTGCAGGATGGATGGACTCAGGTGTCAAGCTTTCAGGTAAGAAACCTAACATTAATATTTTCTATGAAGCAAGGAACGCAAGAGAACCTGATCAACATCTAGCATACTTTGATTACGAGAAAGGATTCTTCAGAGTGGTAGATGCACAAGAAGGTCCGGATGAAGTAGAGATAGCGCGAGTAGTAGCAGCTGCAATGAACAAACATAAGTTCTATACTAGACAAGAACTAGAACTGCTAGCTCGTAAAGCTCTCAGAGAATCTGACATGGCTTCAGGGGAGAGAGCCGCTAGGTACGCAGTGTCTTACATACAAAAGTATTTAGGAGAGAGAGTGAAGAATCATAACGTACCAGGAAAGAACACATGGTATTACTTGGCCGATAATGAAATGAAGAGACCATGGCATGAATGATTTATTGGAGCCATTAGCGAAAGTCATGTTTGCTGAGATAGACAAGAGAAGAAAGATATTGCTGGATGCAATACGCAGACTCAAAGAACATGCACATAGAACACAAGACAAAAATGATTTTCATAAAAAATATTTTGGTGTATTGCATGAGATGCACGAAGATATTGTTGGAGAGTTAGAAAGAGAATGGATAGAAACCCGTACAAAATCGAAGGACCAGCCTTAATTAGTTTTAGCGGTGGGAGAACTTCAGCATTCATGCTGTGGAATATCTTGCAGGCACACGGTGGTAAGTTGCCTGACGATGTGCATGTGACGTTTGCTAACACAGGCAAGGAAGCTCCAGAGACATTGGACTTTGTGCATGAGATAGAACAGAAGTGGGATGTCAAGATACATTGGTTGGAGCTGTACTTTGGTGAAGAGCGGCCAGTATATAGAACCAAGATTGTGGATTACGAAACAGCTTCTCGCAATGGTGAGCCCTTTGAAGCGTTATTGGATCGGAGACAATACTTACCCAACCCGGTCACAAGATTTTGCACAAGCGAGCTGAAGATTAAAGTCATGTCAAGGTTCATGAGAAAGCTCAAAGGTTATAAAAATTGGTACAACGTTATTGGTCTACGCTATGACGAACCAAGAAGAGTAGCTAGTGCACTCAGACAATACGAAGCTTGGACGAACATCACGCCTATGCACGATGCCAAGCATACTGTAGAAGATGTCAGCGAATTCTGGAAGAAACAAAATTTTGATTTGAATTTAACTAATGCTAATGGTAAGACGCCTGCTGGTAATTGTGATCTATGTTTTCTTAAAGGTATGGATACTACGGTATCAATATTAAAAGAAAGACCTGAGATGGCCGATTGGTGGATCAAACAAGAACAAAAGTTTGGTGACGGTGCAGGTGCAACATTCAGAAAAGACAGACCCAATTACATAAAGCTGCTGGATATCAGCAAGACGCAACAAGATTTATTCGGAGACGATGATCAGATGACATGCTTCTGCCATGATTAATTATAAGTTTAAAGAAGACATAACTCTTGATGAGTTAAAAAAATATATTGATCAAACTTATGATCAGCACTATGCCAATGGTAAGTATCAAGCAACTGACATGATCATTGACTCCGGACATGGAGAAGGTTTTTGTCTTGGCAACATCATGAAGTATGCCATGCGGTATGGTAAGAAAGATGGCAGGCAACGATCTGATTTATTAAAGATCATTCATTACGCAATTATTGCTTTATATGTTAATGGTGAATGAGATGCATAAGTTAGACAAAGCAGCAATGAAAGAAGCAGTGGTGGATACGCTTACCGGGACTTTGATTAACTTGCCGTTGGTGTGGCTGGTATTGTTTCTGTTATTAATGGTAACGCATAACAGCTTCCTCATATCTTTGGCGCAGGCATCTGTGCTAACCGTGGTAGCTATTGTTAGAAAGTATTACATAAGAGTGTGGTTTAAAAAGAATGGCAAAGATTAGGATATTAGATTTATGTTCTGGGATTGGTGGATTCAGTCTCGGATTGGAAGCAACAGGTGGCTTTGAAACCGTAGCATTTTGTGAGGTGGAAGAGTTTTGTTGCAAGGTATTAAACAAGCATTGGCCAGGTGTGCCAATCTATAATGACTTAAAGGAGTTAGGAAATGACCCAAAAAGAATTGTTCAAGAATTCGACCTCATCTGCGGAGGCATCCCCTGCCAACCGTTCAGTGTTGCAGGCAAACAAAAAGGAAAGGAAGATGATCGACACCTCTGGCCGTACATGTTTGAAATTGTTAAACACAAAAAACCCACTTGGGTCATTGTCGAAAACGTTGGTGGCTTCGTCAATGTGGCACTCGATGATGTGTGTCTTAACTTGGAAGCCGAAGGTTACGCCACGCAATCGTTTATTATTCCAGCTTGCGGTGTCGAAGCGCCCCACCGAAGAGACAGAATCTGGATCATCGGAAAGAACTTGGAGAACCCCGGACGCTCACTGCGACAGGGGTCCGTCAAGCGAGAAGCGCATGAAGATGAAGTTGGAAAAGGGAATGCCGATCAGCTTGAACGATCAGGTAGCACATCCGGATCTCATGTGGCCAACACCGAACAGCTCGCCGAACACAATCTCACAGACAGTGGAAGCGACACTGAGCTTAAGGGAGAGAGAAAGGAAACAGGGACAGCTCATGGAAGCGGTAGTGGATCAGATGTATCCAACACCGAGAGCATCGGCAGCGATGGCAGAGGAGATAGAGAACATTCAGAAGCGAGGCAGGGACAAAGGCAATCTGGAGGAGAGGATAGCCAAGATGTACCCAACACCAGCAGCGAGGGATCACAAGGACGTGGGAGAGAACACGGACTATCAGAAGCTAGCGGACAAGAGCAAGCTAGCAGGCGTGGTGATGGTGCAGGAGATGGAGAACAACATGTGGCTGACGCCAAGCGCAACGAACATATCAGAGAGATCGGAGGAAGCTCTGGAAAAGAGGGAGAAGATGCGCAACGAGAGCGGCAGGAAGACAGTACCTCCGGGCTCACTAGCGGAGCAAGTGAAGTACGGTTATCCGATAACGGACATGCGACAGGAAAAGATGTGGCCGACACCGAACGCCTCGGACAACAGGGACAGGGGGAACTTAAGCGACCCAGCCATCCAGAGAAGAATAGCGCTGGGCAAGCAAGTGAACTTGTCGATGGCAGTCAAGGACGAACCCAAGAAGGGCACACTGAACCCGGAGTGGGTGGAATGGCTGATGGGCTATCCTCCCGGCTGGACGGACATTACGGATTCGAGCGAGAGCCTAGCATCCCAAGAGTAGCGCATGGTATCCCAGACAGGGTGCATCGACTCAAAGCATTAGGCAATGCAATCGTACCTCAAATAATCAGGAACATTGGACTAGCAATATTGGAGGATGAAAAGAAAACAAATGTCTAGAAATGAGTATGACACTTTTAATTGGAGCATGGTAAAGAGCATGGTAAATGGTATGACACTAAATCATAAAGCATGTAGTAAGTATGTATGTAAACGGCTGTGCAATGAGAAAATCGCAAATTGCACATGCCTCGTGCAAGTTATTGATATACGGTACTTTGTTGGTATGTGCGGTTGTGCAGCTGCACATGCCTGCACATGCGCACATACGGCTCTGAAACCCTTGATTTTACTGGTACGTGCAGCTGTGCGCATGTGCATCTCTATAGAGAACTATAGAGAGAGGTGTATAAATACACTCTCTTTCTTTAGAGATAGGTCACTCTATAGAAGAATTTTGATAGGATATTGATATGAGTATTGATAAAAAATTAACAAAAAAACAGGAGGCATTTGTCGACTTAATGGTGTATCAGGATTACAACCAAACCAAGTGTGCGCATTTGGCTGGGTATGAAAATCCCGGCGTAGCTGCTACGAGGTTGTTAAGTGATCAGCAATATGTGCATGTGCAAGAAAAGATTAGGCAGTTGAAGGCCATTCAGCGCAAGAAGAACGAGATTACTTTTGAAGGGATTGCTACCAAGCTTGGAGAAATCCGGGACGTTGCCTTGGCAGATGGCTCGTATGGACCTGCGGTCACGGCTGAGATTGCCAGAGCGAAATTAGCTGGGCTTATGGTGGATAAGAAGGAGCTGAAGATACATAAGATTGATAGCATGAGCAGAGAACAGCTCGAGGCCAGGTTGCAGGAGCTGTTAGCGGAGAGTCAGATTATCACCGGGCATGCGGAGGTGATAGAGGATAATGCTAGTCAAGAAATGAAAGGTCTGGAGGATCTGACGGATCAGGAGTCTGAGGCTGACTTTGAGGAGATTGATCCGGATGAGGAGGAGTAGTGCCAGTGATGCTTGCTACTTTGGCTTCGGCTTCTGTGAGTTTCTTCTTGCAATAGTCAAGGATCTTTTGGCCTTTCTCAAACTTATCAATGGCGTCTTCAAGACTATTCTCATTAGACTCAAGGTCATTGACTATTTTTTCTAGCTCGGCTATGCCTTTCTCAAAGCTCACGGCAATTGTTCCTGGTCGAACCAACCCCAAGGATAACTAATCATAGACTTTCTTTGCTCCTTTTATTGGACTTATAATTTCAATGTAAATGTCATTGCTTTCGATTGCTTTTATGGCTAGCTCTTTTAATTCTGCATAGCTTTTATTCATAACATCTGGAACTTTAAAAACAATCTTTGCGTGTTCTGGTTTTAATTTACTCATCGTCATGGCAGTCAATAAGAAATGCACCCAGTCCGAGTAAGGCCGCTGCTATTACGGTGAGTAAGATTGACATCAAGCAATCCTCCATACACGGTACTTGCCGTTGTCTTCTTTCTTGAAGCTAAACTTGCGATCTGCAAAGTATGGGGTATAGAAGTTAGGGCGGTATTTGTAGATGTCTTTCTTGGTAAGATTGCCGAAGCTATCGCCTACTTCTAATTGATCTAAGGCTTCACAAAAAGGTGAGTTAAATTTGCGTACTGGTACGTCTTTTTCTATTTTAAATTTCATGGTTTCTCCTAGTGTTTTTTATCTGATTTGAAATTAATTTTTACGACATTGATATCTACTACTTTGTTGGAAGTATCTGGAACAAAGTCAATGTCATCATACATATTTGAGCTGGGTAGCACTGCGTTCAATGGGATTATCTCTGCCATGACTGGCTCTCCCATGTAATATTGATCGATAAATCTGACTGCGTCCTCGTACATCTTGAACGGTCCGAAGCCAATCGACAATGGAATGTGCGATGTTGGATCCCCGGTTCGAATGATGATGACATAATCGCTTGCGTATTCTTGGTTGTATTCCATTTACTTTCCCGAGGCCGCTAAGAATAATCTGCGTTGGAAGTCATGCTCTGCGCATTCCATTAGATAAAGAAGCTCTTCATCCGTGTGCGGACTTTCAATGATTTTGTTTTTCTTTTTGGATCGTAGATATTCGATAAGCTCTGAGTCATCATTGTAAACAGTCTTATGTTCAATGACTCCTCCGGGAGTTTTACTTTCTGAAAGAATATATTTAACTCCCTTGCGCCATTCCTCTAACTTCAATAGCTTTCTTTGATGTGCGACCTTGTCTGCGTGTTGCGTCATAATTTCTCCTCTCTATAGACAATTAATATACATTAAATTAAACGTGCGTTCAATCATTAGATTTTTGTTTTAATTTTAATAACTCAAATAAAACTTCAGATTTTTTTAGATTACTTGTTTCAACTAAATTAATAACATCTGAATTATTTTGTAGCCAATATTCAATAGCTAGATTAATCATTTTGTATTTAGGTATGCCTAATGTTTTTTTTAATCTAGATAATTTATTTGTTGTTTCAGTATCAATTCTGACAACATGACCTATTTTTTCTATATCGCTCATTCTGCGTCCTCCCTTTCAGATTTTTGCGTAACAATATCTATGAAATTATTTCCATGTTCTGGATCTTCGTCTTCTTGCAAGCACAAAATTTCTTTGGTTTTGCCAGTGTCAGAGCAATGAATAGATACCTTTGCGTGCGGATTAAAATCTTCTAGTAATAGTATTAGATCTAAGACTGTCATTCTGCGTCCTCCTTTTCTTGAACAAAATAATCTGCGTTCGTGCTGGGCACATTCTCATATTTGTCTGGAACTTGATCTTCATCATGAAGCTTTGGCGGTTCCTGGCCGTGTAAAATGTATTCAAGTAAATCAACAATATTCATATTTCCTCCTAATGTTTTTTGTATGAAATGTTTTTTATGTTGGTATCCCAACATGCTCTACAATCTTGGCACTTGCCATCTTGTAAACTGGACGGACATGCAAAGCCAATGGCCTTTTTATCCTTGTGCACGGTTGATGTATGCATAGCATTAGATGGTGGATTACCATCCACTTTAGTTGCGCTTATGCGTACGATTAAATTATCTGGAATTGTGTTCCCATCTTTCACAAAGTCATTAACAATTTTGTGTTCTCTTGTAGGTATCCAATGCAAAATATGCGGTGTCTTCTTGGCAACATCGCATATGTTTTTAAAATGGTTCTTCGATTGAATGTCCCCGGCATCGTGCCATCTAAAGTAACTATTCTTTTCTCTTTCAATAATACTAACCATGGCATCCACCCATCCAGCATTAAAGAGTGCGTCCAATCTTTTGTATTGTCCTTGCTTGATAGCTGGAAATCTTTGGTAGTTTCCTTTCATGGCATAACAGTCATAACATACTGTGCCTTTAACTTTGGCAAGCTTGGATCCGGTTTTACATTCCCATGCAGGCAAATTAAAACTTTTGCATGGCATCTTGGAGGTGGTTGTTAAACCACCCCCTAAAATATTAATGGCTTCAATCTTGTTCATGCTGTAGCCACTAATTGAAATCTTTTTTCCATAAAAGATAGTAAAGCTTCAGTTGATAAAAGTTTTATCATGTCCGCTAAATGTCCGCTTTTAAATTTTCCCGTATCTAAATTGAGATATACAAAGCCTTTCAATTCCGCACAGTGAATTAATATAGCTTTATCTTCTGGAAATTTTGCTTCGTCCATATAGTTATTGATGTGATCAAAAACTAGGGCTCTTAATTTATTTATAGTTTTATCTGTCATACGTCCTCCTAAGACTTATACATTAATTATACATGAACTAACACAATGCACAAGATAATTGTTGATAAAAAAAAGTTTTGATTTTGTCTGATTATTGAGAATAAGAACCCTCCCACCCCTAGCCCCCATATTTTCACCCCCTTTTGCGTTCTTTTGCGTCCTTGTGCGTACACCTGGTTTTATTTTTGCGTTCTTGTGCGTGTTTCTGCGTGCGTGTGCGTGCGTTTTGGATCTGATCCCCCCGGCTACTTGCGGCCGGGACTGTTCCGAGGTTCTTCCGGGCATAAAAAAACCC